TATTATAAGTCAACGCCGTCCGGTCAAATACCGCTACCAACTTATCGTAAATGCTCTCGACATTCTGGACCGACCGATTGGCGTCAAAGATTCTGAAACGAACCAAAGCTTCATCCCAACAATCAGCGGAGCGGAAGGTCTTTTGTTTGGTGACGGTCACGATGTCAAAGATGATATAAGGCATAGTGTCGGAACCGGCCTCACCATAGTAGATACGGCCAGACACCGCCGAGTTCAGGGCAGAATCGGCCTTTGCCTTAGCCACTATCGCCTTTTCCAGCTCTGCCGCCATACTACGGTCCCCTCTCTATCTCGCCGCCCACGATGTCCCGAAAAATAGCCGCAGCCACAGTCCGGACCTTCATATAAGCCGGCGTCATGAATGGCCGACGGGCCATCTTGCGGGTTCCTAGCTCCAACCATTTGCCATAAGTCACGTTCGTGCCTACCCTCGCGATAGGCAAAGTAGGATGAAGCTCATGCGTAATACTGCGTCGCAACGTGCCCGTTTGTACTCGCGGAGGCTCGCCGGGCCTGGAGCGATAGGAACCTATCCTTCCCGCCCTCTGGCCCGTCTCCGGGTCTATCATCGTACGGCTGCCTTCCCGTAGGGGCACGGCCCTGCCGGAAGGTGTTCGGCCGCCCCTGGTCATGAGGGACTTGGCCTCCAGTTCTACCATCTGTGCCACTTTCTTGAGGGCCTTCTGTGTGCCCGTCTTGGCCCGTCGATAGAACTTCTCGCCATGCCACTTCACGGTCATGTTACGTCGCCCCGTAGCTCTCGCAGGTCTATCTCCAGATGGTGGCTGGACAAATCAGGATTGCCCACGAACACCACCTCATAGGCCTTGGTCCCGTCCACCACGCGGTCGCGTTCGGAAATGTCGGCATACTCGCCCGGACAATACATCCGGTGGGATACTTCAGTCCGCTCACGACCGTACAAAGCCCGTTCTCTGCCGCTCAACGGTTGTATGCGGCAGGGCATATCCGCAAACCTGGTGCTCCAAGTCTCAACCCAGGAACCGAACTCATCGCTGGTCTGGGCTACTTTCTGAACCGTAACCGACCGGTTCATCAGATTATGAAAAGCCATTAGCCCAGCCCTCCCAACAGCAGCCGACGGTACGGGTCCAGCTTCGGCTTCAACATATTAGATACACTGGTTTCACCGGAGGCACTAAAAACAGCGTCCAGTCTATCGGCCACGGTGTAGGAATAACTCCCTATCTTCTCACTGCGAAGGGTGGGGTCCTTCTTGCTCAAGTTATAAAGCATAGAAGTCAATTCCAAGGCTGCGGCCTGGAGTGGTTCTGGCAGGCTTTCTCTCGCCCATCCGGCCCGATAGTCCACACAGATATTGCCGTGCCCACTACTCCAACCGTAGGGGTTGTAGAGCATAGCTCTTTCCGCATCCTCTATTTCGTAGTCGGCTTCGGTAGTCTCCGGCACCTCCAGGTACACATACGAACCATTGGCGTCCTTGGCCGGGGCATGAAGAATCTCAGAGGCCGGATAATCATCAAAACCATCTACGGCAGCTGCCGACCACCCGCTCACGGCGTCAATAGCCGCGACCAAATCCCCCACCGTGGCATAGTCCGACAGAGCGAAGCTGGACTCATTCCAGGTGCCGCTCTCGGCGTATCGAATCTTCACCGCCGTGTCAGTTACCCAAATGCGAGCATGGCTGCCGGAGCCTGTATAAGTTACTTTGGCCGCATCATCCCTACCGATAGAGGCCCGCTTCACCTCAATAAGCGGCCAATTGTTCAAGAACAAGTAGCTACCACCATCGCCGTCGTGCAACTCTTTGGTGTAGGTCGTATCAATGATGTCGCAGCCCAGCTCCTTGCGAATCATAACGGAAGCCTGAACCACACAAGCGTCTATGAGCCTATCGTCCGCCGTGTCATTCTCACCCTTGCCAAGATAACGTTTAGCATCGGCGAGTGTAACAAGCGTTTTGGTCGAGTCTAAAGCCATATCACCAAAGAGCCTCCTGCACGTCTATCTCAATGTCCTTGCACAAATGATAATCCGAACTATCACTCACGCGGAACTCGCCCACATAAATCCCGCAATCGCTGACCTCATTCCAATCAGCGGTCCTCGGTGTGATGGTAACTGAACCATCAGAGGCCGGGGAGTTGATGGAGATATAATCGCTGTTAGTGCCTTTCGTATCACGGGCGAACTTGTTGTCCGTATCCCACTCATGCGCCCTTAGCCTAAACTCCACCCGCGTCCCTGTCAGGTCTATAACGCCGCCTGACATGTCGCTAAGCGTAAACGTCCACGGTTGGGTATCGCCCTTCTTGACTTTCAACGCCACTGACAACTCAAGCCACCTCCCGCCAGTAGCCTTCCAGCTCTTCCTCCAACAACTTTACAAACTGCTTAGCCGCATTCATCGGGTTGAACTTCTCCTGGGCCATAAGCCTGTTGGCCTGGCGGCGGCCCGGGCGGTCCTCTTTCAATTCCTCCCAGGCCCGGGTCATCGCCGCAGCGAAGGCTGGCAAGTCCTCCGGGTTGGCGGTGTAGGGCGTGAAAGGATTGCCCATCCCCGCCACAACTTGAGTCCCGCAGGCCAAAGCCTCCCGCACTACGCGGGTGGCGATGTTGTGCGGAGTAATGACCAAATCGGCCGCACAATAGGCCGGCAACAGGTCAGGCTCCAAGCCCTTCGTCAGGCCCAACACGCCTTGTCGGCGAAGCCCTTCCAGTATGGCCTTGCGACCCCTGTCGTCGCCGTCCATGCCCAATACATGTATCCTAGCCTGTGGATAACGTTCGGCAAACAATGCCGCAGCATGAAGCACATGAAACGGGTCTTTGTCCATCCGCCAAATATCGCACACCAACACATTGGGCCGACCGGCATGGCCTTCAAAATCGTAATCCGTCCTTACGAAACGCCAATGCTCTAGGTCCACGAAGGCCGGCAGAGCCGTTACGCGTGGAAACACCAATCGCCAATAATGTTCAAAGCCTGGCCAAAACGTTACCATCCTCCGCCACCGCGGGTCCTTCGTCATCTCGGCATAAAACGTATAGATGGGCGTTTCACCGCTGCGTTCTATACGATAGCTACTATTGGGTCGGCCGTGGGCTATGTGTACTCGGGGAGCTGAGCTGGCGTCGAACTGCGGCCCCAAACCGCTATGACTAACCAGAATATCTGCCGACAAGGCCATTTCAATCGGTATCGTGCAAACCCCCCGGTCGGCTGTCCAATCGGGCACCCGCACATTCTCCGGGCTCGGGGCCGCTGGCGGGCGGGGGTCGAACAAATAAGCATCCACGCCCAAACGCCGCTCCGCAGCCGCCAGCTCTCTGGCTGTTTCATACATACCGCAACGATGAGGCGTTACCGGGCAGACATGGACAACCTTCATTCTCTCTCCTCCACTCCCCCTGCTCCTCCTGCGCCCTGTCGCCTAAGGTCATCCAAATCTTTGCTAATGGTTTCCAAGAGGACCAAAGCCCTCTCTACCTTGCGGTCCAGTTCGGCATAGTCCTGCCTGAGCTGGGAGTATGCACTACTGAGACGGTCAATCCGCCGGTCGTGGCTGTTAAGTCTGGCCTGGGCGGCCCCCCAACTAACGCAGATTCCGCCGATGAGAACTATAACTGATAGAGCGGTGGCCGCCAGTTTCCATCTGCCGTTGTTTTGAATGTTTTGATTATTCTGGGTCGGCATTCCGGTCCTCCTAGAACAATACAGGGCAACTCTCATTGTCACCCAAAAGCACATAGGCTATCCAGCCACGACAGGGCCGAGCGTCCGAGTTCTGTATCGTCAGCGACTTACCATCGCTACACTGAATGCCCTTGGCAACTTTGGCCGTGGCCCGGGCCGCGTACTCCAAACGGTCCACTTCGGTATCTGAGGACAAAAACAGGAAAGCTCCCGACCCTTGCAGCGACACTCTACCTCCTACTACCACCCAAGCTTTATTGGCGTCACTGGCAGCTTTGACCTGAGTAGCATCGCTGCCGGTTCCGTTAAAGTATGCTATACGAACCCCAGCCTCCCGCCACTGTTGCCACTTGGGTAAGACGTCGCTGATAACCGTCAACGTAGCCATATCTGCCTCCTACTAAGCCTCCCACTAAGCCCACTAAACCTATCAAGCCGCAGCTCCGGCATAAGCTCCACTGCCGAACAATTCATATAATGGGTCCACCTCATTCACATTGGTATTGCCAGAACCGGCAGTCTCGGCGAAGTAATGCTCCAACACCGTCTTGCCGGACAAGTCCACGTTCTTTACTTCCCCCCGAAGAACAACTCCTTTGGTGTTGGAAACAATCAAACTTGAACCGTCAATAATACCGCCGCTCAAATCTATATTGGCAGTACTAAAATCAATCTCATTCTCCGCTGCATTGCTGTTTGTGCTCTTCTTAACGGTACCGGAAACCCGATGAACACCATTGCCGAAATCTATCTTGCCCCCTCCCCTATCAAGCTGGTTGTACCCCAAGTATATGTCGCCACATATCAAACTGTGTCCTTGGGTGTTCAAAGTACCAAAATAACCGTCGCGGATGTTCTGGACCTGCAAAGGCTTCGTCCCCAGGTCCCAATCGCCGGTCATCTTCGTTACGGTGTCGGCATAGCCGGCGTGGAAGACCAGAACGCCGTTGATGGTCTCATCAGCCTTCAGCGGGCCGACCTCGTGGTCGGCGGTCATGTAGTAGAACACGATTTGACCGCAAGACATCGTGCCGGACAAGTCCTGGTGCCACTTGTCATCACCCGGCGAGTACAGGTATATCCTACCGCTCGCGTTAGGGGCGGTAACGGCCCCCGAGCCGGACGTGAACTCCTTCGCCATGAC